TTGGTATGATATGGATCGTTCTAAGAAATTATCAATGACTGCCAACTTAGATAAGGTAGATGATAATGTAGTTATTAATCAGATGATTGAATTAGCTCCATATGTAAAGACGTTAAAAATCATTGGAGGTGAGCCTCTTGTTATGAAGCAATACTATTCTGTATTGGATAGATTAGTGCAATCCGGCGAATCTAAAAACATTATAATAAAGTATCAAACAAATCTAACCAAGTTAAAGAATGGTAAACACAATTTTTTAAATTATATTCCCCATTTTAAAAAAGTTCTTATAACAGTTTCTATTGATGCCGTGGGTAAGTATAATGATTATATTAGACGCAGATCATCATTCCAAGAAATTGAAGATAATATAGAAGCGTGTTCAAAATATAATAATGTTGTAATAAATCTAAACTCTACACTATCGGTTCCAGGCATACTACGGTTTCATGAGATAGATGAATACACTAAGAACAATCCTCACATAAGAGATAACAGCCACTGGTTAATAAAGGATCCAAAACAGCTTAGAATAAATAATCTACCTAAACCATTAAAAGATAAACTAATACCATATTATAAAGATAATCCAAAATATGCAGATGTAGTAAAGGCCTTAGAATTACCTGAAGAGGATGATGCAAACTTTAAAGAAATATGCAACTATTTAATGAAAGGCGATGAAGCATATAGAGGTACCAAATGGGAGATGGAGTTATTTGATGTCTTTCCTGAACTAGAAGAATATTATAATGTTTCAGACTAACCCTACAGCTGATTGGATTATAAATCAAGGTATTAACTTTGAAGCGGGTATAACTTGTAGATTGAAGTGTCCAGGTTGTGCGCGCACATTCAACCCTACAGTATTAAAAGGAGCTAATGTTTATAGGTTAGACAATTATAAACCTATATTAGAAGCTGGTTATGAATTTGTATTTTGTGGTAATCACTCCGATCCAATTTATCACCCAGATTTTTTAGACACTATAGAATATCTAAACGACAATAATAAGTGTTTAGAAGTGGCTACTAATGGCAGTGGAATGACTGAAGACTGGTGGAAGAAAGCATTCTCATTAACAAATAAACATTCAAACAAAGGATTTAAAACAAGACGTGTAGGTACTGAATGGATATTTGCTTTAGATGGTGTGCCTGAAGAGTCTCATAAGTATAGAGTAAATCAAGATGGTGTTCATGTGTGGGAGATGATGAAGTTAGGAAGATCAATGGGCTGCGAGATAACTTGGCAGTATATTGTTTTTAATTATAATGAAAATGATATTGATCACTGTATGCAGATGGCAAAAAATTACGGCATGAATTTTGATTTAATACACTCCACTAGATGGTGGCCATTAACCAACCATCTAAAACCATCAGAAGAATATATAGCTAAAAGACGAACAATCACAAATGGAATGTTTCATATTAATATGTCAGACATAGACCCTAAAACTAAAAGATTAAAAAAATAATTATGACAAAGATAGCTCCAGATTGCTTACGACTTGAATTTGCAAAACAACTTATGTTTACAAGCAGAGGATACTTTTTACCTTGCTGCGAATGTGACACTAGAAATTCTCGTAAAGAGTTTGAACTGCTAGGTTTCTTTCAAGAAAAGTTTCATGTGGATAACCTTGAATCAGTTGAACAAGTAAAAGCTGTTATTAACTCTGATGAATGGCAGAATTTTTATAAAGACTTATTTAAAGATCCAGAAAATTCACCAGAAATATGTAAAGAATTTTGTAAGGCTAAATGATGAAAATAACATACGGTGATCAAACAATAGATTTCAAATGCCCTGATAAAGTTTTACTATCTTTGTCTGGTGGATTAGACTCAGCTTCGCTATTCTATCTTATATGTTTCCATTTTCCTGATACAGAGATAGTGCCATATACAGGACAAGATGTTACAGCTCCTATGGATTATGAATGCGCTAAAGATATATTGCAGTATATGAGAGAAACATTTCCTACTGTAAATATAAGAGACCATGATGTATATACATTTGATATTATGGATCCAGAATGGAGAGAATATGCTGCATCAAAGCGTGAGGAAGAAAAGATAACTTTACCAGATGGTACAAAAATAGATAGATGTCCTAAACTCTCCGGTCTTGTTAAAATACTAATGCTTAGAAAGAATACAGAAAGGCTCCGTAAACAATATCCAGATCATTGGATACTTACAGGTATGACTGCAAATCCACCTGTAGAAGAACAACACAAATACAATTTTTATAATGTGGCAGAACGGCGCAGGGATGATAGAACTGTTTCTCCATGGTTTTATAATCAGCTGTATCAACCCTATGTAAATGTAGATAAGAAGTTTGTGGCTGGAGTATATAAGTTCCATAACTTAATGGATAAATTATATCCTTTTACGTCATCATGTGTGGGTAGCGAAAGAGATACAGAATATTTTACCAAAGGTTGTGGTAAATGTTTCTGGTGTAATGAAAAGAAATGGGCATTTGAGACGTGATCAACATTGTTGTTACAAGCAAGCCAGTTGATGGCTTATTGCATTATAGCTATGAATACTGCTGTCAGCTTAATGCTAACGGTGTACCAGCACGTGTAGTTATTATACCTAGAGGTAAGTATCAGCACAAAGACTACATAAAATCATTAGATAAGAAATATAAGTATGTTGAGAATGTAGTAAACGACGATTACTGGCCAGAACCAGATGATGTTTCTATGACTCTTGGTCGTAGTATGGTATCAATACCCTATAAAGAACAAGCCAACTATGATATGGATCAGTTACTACTTTTACATGAACTGTTTAAGAATAAACTGATATCGGTATATTCTGAGAACGATACAGAAAATTATAAACCAGCATTAGATTATTTTAAAACAAAACAAATAGTGGATCTGTGTGATACTGAAGTATATCCTAATGGAGTTGGTACACACTTTGAGAAAACAATTAACTTCTCATTATATAAAGATCCTATAGACGATAAAGACTTTGAATATTTGTTTTTAGGTACGAATAGAGAATACTATAAAGATATTGAGAAGGTAATTAAAGATTATGACGATCATGGTATTATAACATATAACGATGACTATATTAATCCTAAACTAAACAATGTATTTGTACCTATAAATAACTTACTAGGAAAGTTTGGTACATATGTTTATACCAAATCTACCTTTGATCCAGCTCCTAGAATTTTTATGGAGTGTAAGTATTATAATAAAAAGATAATATATTTGAGAGATAAGTCAATACAAGATGGTGGTTCTGTTTATTGGAATAGGGAACCAAAAACTCCAAATATAGAACCGATAGTGAGGGCATATGAAAATATCATATAATGGTTGGGACAGAGAGTACCAAGAAAATAGAGAGATGTATCATATACTTTTTGATCAAGCAATGGTCAAAGAAGTTGAAGGTAGTACCGAAGGTTTAGAATCAGCAATTGCTTCATACACGGGACGATCATATTGTGTAGCTGTGGCTAATGCTACAGATGCTCTTAGATTTTCTTTATGGGGAATAGGACCTGGTGATGAGGTTCTTGTTTCTGACTTCTCATGGATCTCTACATCATCTTGCATTTCTATGGTAGGTGCAACTCCAGTGTTTTGTGATATAGGTCTACATAGCTATCATATATCACTCGATAGCATTAAACGTATGACGACTAATAAAACTAAGGCACTAATCTACACTCATCTTTATGGTAGTATGTCTGATACAAAAGAGATAGAACATTGGTGTATCAATAATGGTATTAGATTCATAGAGGACTCTGCTCAGTCTCTTGGCTCATCACTTGGTGGACGTAAAGCAGGTACTATCGGAGAATGTTCATCATATAGTTTCAATGGTAATAAAGTTGTTGCTGGTATATCTGGCGGTGGTATGTTTATGACTGATAACAAAGAACATGCCGACTATGTAAAAAGAGTAAGACGCCATGGTAAAGATAAAGACTTTGCTGAACTAGGTTATAACTCAAAGATGTTTATCACCAATGCAGATATTATACAGTATAGATTAACTCAGATGCCTAAATGGCAAGAGAAGCGTAATCAGATAGCTGCCATTTATACCAAAGAATTAAAGTATGATGTTATATGCCAGAATATTCCAGTGGCACTAGAACACAACTTTCATAAGTTTGTTATAAGATTTGAAGATAAAGAACAACGTAAAAGAGTTAAAGATGGATTAAAGTCAATTGGTCTTAATGCAAGTATTCACTATGAAAAGCCTTTATCCGAAAATTCATTATATATAACAGAGCACCATAGAAAAGATAACTGCACAAATTCTCGCATAGCTTCTGATACTGTTATGTCTTTGCCTATACATGCTTGGCTAACTGATGAAGAAATAGATAAAATATGCAATACAATTCTAATGCTATCTTAACTATGTTACAGCGACAAGCTGTTAATCTTGATATCACTCATCGATGCCCTCTTGAATGTCCTAGATGCCAACGTGCTACATCGTTTACGTCCAAAGGTCTTAAAGTGCCAGGTCATGATATGAGTATAAAAGAATTTAGTAAAATAGTTGAACACTTTACACATATTAACTTTTGTGGGCAAGTATCTGATCCTGTTCATCATCCTAAATTCACTGAGTTTTTAGAACTGTTATATAAAAATAATAATACTGTATCTGTACATCATGCTACTGCAGCTAAACCTAGAAAGTGGTATCCAAAGGCCTTTCAAGCCAATCCTAATGCTCGTTGGTGGTTTGGAATAGACGGGCTTCCTAACGAGAGTCATAAATATAGAATAAACCAAGATGGAGAAAAACTGTTTGATATAATGGTCGAAGCCAAACAATATCTAAAACAAATTCCTGTATGGCAATACATAGTATTTAAATATAATGAAGATCATATACAAGAAGCATATGAAATGGCTAAAAAAGCAGAAGTACAATTTATGATTGTAAACTCGTCACGATGGCTAGGAGAGAATGATGAGTATAGACCATCAAAGGAACATAGCTTGAGTTTACATGATGGATGAACTAGATCCAAAATGTCTTGATGGAAGACAAGAAGCATTTGCTATTACTAATAGAGGCGAACTCATACCTTGTTGTTGGTTAGACAATCAAGTTAATAGAAAAGACCCTGATTATATAAAATTACTATTAGCTAGTTATATTTACGACTACGACTCGATAGAAGAAATTCTATTAACAGACGAATGGCTTGAGTTTCAAGAAAATCTAAAAAATGGTAAAGGGTTTACAATATGCCATTTAGTATGTAAGAAAAGAAATTCGCCACAACATAAAAGAGAAACCTTTTATAATGATGATGGTAAAGAAAGTTATATAAAAGAAACATGATACCTAACATACAACAAATAAGAGAACAGGGTTACCTTGGTGTTGACTTCTATTTGTCTAAGTCTTGTAATAAGTCTTGTCACTATTGCACTGCTTGGACTTTACAGATGCGTAACCTTCATGTTGATATGGAGTTTCTCACTAGAACACTTGATGGCTTTGATGGGCATAAGGTTAATGTTAATTTACTTGGTGGCGAGCCAGGGCTAATCAAGAACCTTAAAGAAGTTATTACTAAGATTAAAGAGTACGACAACATAAAACTATCTGTGCTTTCTAATTCTCTTGTAAGAAAGTTTCATCCATATGTTTTGGAAGATCCTAACATCTATTATGTTGAGCATCTGGTATTAGATTTCCATGAAGATAAGATAGAGAAGCTAGGCAACTTTCCATTCTTTGCTGAGAATGATATGAACAATTATAATCTTGTTATAAAGACACCAGGATACTTTGCTCATAGAGATAACCATGACTTATCTGAGATAGATCATAAGAACACTTTACTTAAAGAGTTTAATTCAAGGTCTCCAGATTGGACTGAAACAACACAAGCACCAGAATTTGATAGACGTATGTGTGCTGCCTTTCCGAAGGTACCAGTGATAGACTTTGAGATACAAAAGATAAGACACTGCAGTAAGAAAGTAATCAAAGGTTCTAAACAGTTTGATGTAACATACGAGAACCTACAAAAGATGATGAATTTTGAACTATTTGGCTTTGAGAAGTATTGTATAGGCTGTACTGAATACATAGATAAAAGACCTCAAGAACAAATACTGAGAATAATGGAAGCTGGAGCTGTATTATGAGAAAGACCTTGTTAGTAGGCGGTGATAGTTTTTCTGATCAGCGCTGTAACTCTTATGATGGAACAGACATTGTAACATGGCCTATTCTATTAGCTGAAAAACTAGATATGGATCTAGTGTGTTTAGCTCAATCAGGAGCAGGCAACGAGCAGATATATTCCTCTATACAAGACTATGTATGCAAAAACAATCCAGAAAATATAGGAATGGTTGTTGCTGCTTGGTCTAAATCAGAGAGAATGGACTATGAACTTGTTATGCATCACTCTAGTAGAAAATTGCCTAGAACATGGCATAACACTCGAGTAAGCCCACGAGGAGAATTATACCACTTTATAAGAAAAAGTATAAGAAACTTTTACAACTTACAGATGCTATGTGAGACTCATAATTTACCATATAAGCAGTTTCAAATGATTTCTCTATTTATGGATTATATATCCGAATATCATTCAGATGCATATGAAGAAACTAGATTGGACTGTATAAAATATATTAATGAATCGCCACAGTTCTTTCATATAGATAAGAGTAATTTTATAGGATGGCCTATCTATAATGAAGCCGGTGGTTTTGTTGTTGGAGATCATACAGTTCATCAACAATGGCGTGAGTTTCATAAACTTGCTAACGATAATCCTGATAGCTCATTCTTTAAAAGCGCTAAAGATGTTCCCCAGGATTATGTAATTGGACCTCATGATGGTCACCCTAATAAAATAGGACACAGATTAATTATGGAATTTATACATGAAAATCTTTAGTGCAGCATTTGGTCCTCACGATCATAATACATATGATGGAACTTGGCATAACCAAAGGGAAAGATATACTCGTCGTAAGCATAATATACCTTGGCACTATGATGCATATCCTCATCATACTACAGTAGATAAAATGAATAGACAAGATAATACTTCAGGTCAAGAATTTTATAACGAGTATTGGAACATAGAAGACGATAATATATTTGCTTATACAACAACCATAGGCGGTGTTACTCAAATGCCTGATCTTGAATTAAAAACAGAATTTATGGATTGGAAGCCTAATAACCTTTGGGACTATAAGAAAGATGGAAACATCTATTACATAGATCACCATCAATCACATGCAGCTTATGCATACTTAAATTCCGGTTTTGATGAGTCAGACATATTAGCTATAGATGGTCGAGGGTACAAATACAATACAGTGTTCTTTGATAAGAATGGCACACCTCATGACTTAAACTTATCTATAGGTGAACTGTGGGATTATTTTTCAAAAGAATTAGGCTTTGGCACTCTTGGCGCAAGTAAAGTTATGGGATTGGTAGGTTATGGCAAGTCACGTAAAATACTTATGAAACTTTATATGCTGTTAGATGAGTTTTGGAGTATGGAAGATAGAAAAGATAAGAAAATTTGGTATCAATTATGGAAAATTGTTCAGCAAGAAAATCCAAGACATATAGCATATACTTTACAGCAAGCAACTCAAGAAAGAATTATGGATGCTGTAAAGAAATATAAGACTAGCGACAACTTGTGCGTCACAGGTGGTGTAGCATATAATGGATATATGAATGAATTACTAACAGAAGAATGGAAGAATGTTTTTGTTCCACCTGCTCCTGGTGATGAAGGCCAAGCACTTGGAACATATATGCATGCTGACTATACTCTTAATAACAATATTCATATACCAGATGTGTATGCAGGTAAAGAGTATGAATTTATTGGTGATGAGAAAGTAGATATAAAAGAAGTTGCTCAAGCTATTGCTGATGGCAAGATCATTGGTTGGTTTCAAGGTAAGTCTGAAAGTGGACACAGAGCATTAGGTAATAGAAGTATTCTTGCAGATCCTAGAAATCCTAAAATAAAAAGTATTATCAATCACACAATAAAACAACGTGAAGACTTCAGACCCTTCGCTCCATCTGTACTTGAAGAACATTATCAAGATTACTTTGATACTAAATCACCAAGCCCTTATATGTCTCGAATAGTAAAAGTAAAGTCTAATAAGATTCCTGGTGTGACTCACGTTGATAATACATCTCGTATTCAGACAGTGAACAGAGAACAGAATGAGAAGTTTTATGATCTAATCAATGAGTTTTATAAGATTACTGGAGTGCCGATGTTACTTAACACTAGCTTTAATTGTCAAGAGCCTATTGTAGAGACTCCAGAGGAAGCTATAGATACCTTTAATAGAACTGAAATGGATATATTAGTAATTAATGATTATATCATGCGTAAAATGGGGTAACAAGTTTAGTCACGAACACGTGAATAGATTATATACAATGGTATCTAATAACATAGACATACCATTTACATTTGTTTGTCATACAGAAAACTCAGATAACATACATGAAGATATACAAATAAAACCTTTAGATACTTCTTTAGGTTTAGAAAACTGGTGGTGGAAACTAACTCTATTCGACCAAGAACCAGATCAACATATGTTCTTTGATCTTGATGTGGTTATACAAAACAATCTACAGCCTATTATTGATAGCATAAGACCTAACAAGCTCTGTATGGTAAAAGCCTTTTGGAAAGACTATGAGCTAAAAGGTAATGATATGAATTATAACTCTTCAGTTATGGTTTGGAGTGGCGATCTATCTCATATATGGAATAAGTTTAAAGAAGACATTGATCACTATACTTGGGCATATAATGGCATAGACGGCTTCTTATACCATGAGATAAAAGATATAAACACCTTTCCAGAAAAGCTAATCTACTCCAGACTATTTGGTATTGATAAAGATAACTGTTACACATATGGCGACTTTAAGGGATACTATGGTATGCCAGATTATACAGTATGTATCTTTAATGGTTGGAGACGTGATAAGAAAGATGGCAAGTATCTGTTAGATGACTATGGCTATAAAGGTATGGAACATTACTGGAATGGTAAAGATAACTTTACGGGTATTGATACAAGAGTTTGGGAAGCTCTATGGGAGTGTGAGTATTCAGGTGGTGATACTAAACATTTCTTAGACAGTATGTCGCCTAATCAAGTTGCATCTAAGCAATGGTTAATAGAAAATGTTAAAGAACATCATCAGCTTAGTATAAACAAAGTTCAGTTATGGGGTGGATGGTTTGCTCACCCTATATCCTCTATGCTTGTAAATGATTTATACTCAGTCAATAGAATAACTAATCTCGACATAGATGATAACGCTCTACACTATTGCAGGTTATTAAATTCTCACCTTAAATATCTTCATGTATTAGATACTCATTGTGCAGATGTATTAGATAAACATAAAACAGATATTGATACTGACTTGGTTATTAACACATCATCTGAACATATGCCACCATTACATACTATACTAGCAAAGAAAGAATATAAAGACAACTGTCTCTTTGCTGTACAAAGTAATAATATGTTCCATGTACCAGATCATATCAACTGTGTGAATAGTGAAGATGAGCTAGTTGAGAATACTGGTCTCAAAGAAATATTATATAAAGGTTCTTTAGATATGCCAAATGGGTATAAAAGATTTATGGTGATAGGATATGCGTAGGGTTATATACAGTTTCTACATAGATATACCTAAAGAAAAACTTGTATCGCATCATGAGTCTAAGGACAAGTTCGCTGATAACTATGAATGGTTACTAGCAAGTCAACAAAGATATGCTGAATCAATTGGTGTCGACTATAAACATTTTGTAAAAGATAAAGAGTTTGATGAATATGCTAAATGGTTTAATGATAACTATCCAGATGTATCATATTATAATATAGTTAATTTTTGGAAGATAAAACTATTACACAATTTATCTGAAACATATGATGAGGTATTATATTTAGATATAGATGTGATACCTGTGACTGACCTTAACTTCTTTGAAGAAATAGACTTATCAAAAGGTGTTGCTCTTATGACTGGTACTGCCACAGGTCAGCAACCTATAAACAAACTACAGACTCATAACTATACACACCATGTAAGATCACCTATGGCTAAGATGTGGAACAGTAGATGTATGCTTGGTGAAAGTGGAATGTGGGTAGATGAACCAGATGTATTTAATACAGCAATAGTAGGTGCAAGAAAAGAACACTTAGATAAGCTAGGATACTTTGATAACTTTGAAGAGACATTAGGTCTAATGTCTAATATGATATCAGATCCAGATTTCTATCCTGAGTCTATAAGTTATATGTTTGGATATGATAACGAAACTATATGGGGATATAAGACTTATATGAATGAAGTCGAGTATCAAGTCTTAGGAGAACAGTGGCACTTCTTTATGGATAAATGGAGTTATATAACAAAGAATGCAAAGTTTATTCACTGTGTGAGTAAAGACTTTGACTATGTAAGGCAATGGTGTGAAAAGAATAATATTCAGCTTATATAGAAATGATCTTGCTGATCACGAATCTGTTCCCATATTTAAAAGAGAACAGTTTAGGAAATATGCATATCATATCGAGCAAAAACATAGAGACTATGCCACAGCTGTTGGTGCTGACTACAAACTGTTTAAACCGTATTCAACAGATTATATTGATGTACAGTTTGAGAAACTTAATATGTTCGAAAAGCTGCGTAATGAATATGACGAGATAATGTATATCGACTTTGATGTGATACCTAATACTACAGTAAACATCTTTGAAAGATTTGATCTAAACAAAGTATGTGCCTTTGATATAGAAGTTGCAGATATTGATAATGAGCAATTACGTGAAAGGTTTAATGATAACTTTGAATGGAATTCCATGGATATGTATACAAAGGCTCATAATAAAAAAGCCATGTTACTCTTACATGATATAAATGGTACTCAGAGTTGTATCAATACAGCCGTTATTGTAATGAATGCAGACTGTGTTCGTAATCTTAATTTTGCTGAGAGATCAGTAGAAGCTGTATGTACATTTAATGATTCGTTGGAAGATAATCTTTATCCAGAACCAATCTCTAAGAATTGGGTGTTAAACAACGAGGTTATATTCTCTTATATAATAGAGAAATACAACGTACCATTTACTAATATTGGAATGCCTTGGAATTTTATACTAGATCACAATGAACAGAACATGACTGCAGCTGCACACTTCTTACATTTTGTTCATAAGAAATTTGATCTATTCTTCGGGTAGTGCAATCATTGTTGCATACTTAATAGCTGATAAGAAGTCTTTTGACTTTCTTAGTTTAGCCTTTAGTTCTCTATCTTTACTAGACTTAATAGCCTCTACCTCAAAGAGTTTAAGTTTCATTACAAATAATTTTTCTTTCATGTCTTCTTCGACGAATGGCTCAAACAAAGTATCTACAAGTGCTTCATATAGATTACTGTTCACACCATTGTTATCAAAGATAAGACCCATCTCTTTACCAGTGGCAATAATAGTTTCACGAAACTCTTCATTTTCTCTGCGAAACTTATTAAATGTGTTCTCATGAATTTTGTCAATATCCATCTTACTAATTAACCATTCATAATCAGCATCACCTTCTTTAGCTTCAATAATATAAGGAATCATAACTATATTATCATCAGTAGATTTATCAGAAAGAAATAGCACTTCTATCTCTGTGCGTTCATTGTTAACAAAATGAGCTGTGTGTATTTCTAGGTTATGTATAGTCATTATGTTGTAGTCTCCATTTTAAGTCTGTGGGTTGCAGCTACAACGGCTGAACCGTTAGGAAATTCTTGTGTTCGGTAGTCATCAAGACCTACATAGCGTGTTTGGTAATTACCGGATCCATTAAGGATAGTATCTGTCATACCAGACCCAAGGTTTATTCCACTACCGTTGAAGTTATAACTTAGATGTGATCTTGCTTCGGCTTGAATAGATTGGGTTAGCCAAGCATCCATCTCAGCTTGAGTGTATTGCTCAATGTTTGCATCTGCATTACGGATAAACAGCATCTGCACCATACTAGGTGCAGAAATATTATTAGCTTTTAATAGATAATAACCCTGAATATTAGTTGGCTGGTCTTGTTGTTCGCCAATACCACCAGCAGTATATGCTCCAACATTTGCCCTACTATCAATATATATTGCATCATTTGATATTGCTGTATATCCTGACAGGGTTGAACTGGTATGAATGTAATATGTTCCTGGTTGCCCTGCAGCACCTGTCATTGTATTAAAAGCTGGTCTGATAAATGTATCTTCCACATCTTGCCTAGTCATGGCTCTAATATTACCACTTGTCTGATAGATTGGAAAGGCAACATTATTTGTATCTGCTGGATAACCAACAGTGGCAAATCCCTGATGGACGCAACTATATTCTACTGTCACTGTGGATATATTAGGTGTTTCTGCTTCAGTGTGAAAGTTTGTTACATCGGTTGTAGAAGCGCCAGCTTGCTTTCTGGTATCACTAAGACCACCAAGGTTACCTCCACTGTTTTGTCTTGATAGAATTACTGAGGGGTTTTCTCCGTATAGGTATCTAACCCTATCCTTAACAGCATTTATCTGAGCTGTTGTCATCTCTTTAAGGTTATTAGACCCATCGAGTGTAAGAGGTGTTCTAACCGCCATTTAATTAACTTCCTGCACCATATAGTGTCTTCAGAGCTGTACCATCACTACTATATACCACAAATGTAACAACATCTTTTAGTTCATCTGAAGAAACAGCATCATCTGCAAGATGTTCTATTGCAACTGCATTATCTGCAATCTTGGTTCCATCAACAGCATCAGCTGCAAGTTCGGTATTGCCAACAGCACCAGAAGCAATCTTTGCGGCAGTAACTGCATTACTAGCAATTTCAGTTTCACCTACTGCATTATCTTTGATGTGTTCTGAACCGACAGCATCATCTGCAATCTTGGTTCCATCAACAGCATCAGCTTCAATCATGTCTGTTACTACCTGAGTTTCACCTATAATACCTGCGGTTGTTGCACCTAACACTCTATCTGCTGTAACTAAGTTTTGTAGTTTAGCATATGTAATAGCATCATCTGCAACTTTAGCAGTAGTAACTGCAGTATTGTTGATCTTGTCGGTTGTAACGGCAGAGTTATTAATCTTAGCAGTAGTGACACCACTGGCTGCAATCTTAGCAGTAGTAACAGCAAGATTTGCTAGTTGTGTTGTTCCAATAGAACCTGCAGAAATCTGTCCAGCTCCAATAGCTCCTGATTTTAGAAAAACTCTTCCGCTTGTAACTGTGAAGCCATCTGAGTCAAATTCTGCAATACCTTTATTAGAAATTGTAGCATCTTCGCCTGAAATAACTCCACTTGAAATGTTTATACCTTCGCCTGCTGAAATAGCACTTCTGATATTAGCATTGGTTACTTTGCTATATGTGTAAACTCCATTGTTACCATATGCAAGAGAACCAAATCCTGTACCACTATTTGCTGCAGAGAATATTTCCATAATGGTATCAGAGTCAATACCTTGTAGGTAAGTTTCGTTAATAGCTCCAACAATACTATTTTTAGCTACTGTGAGTAGATCGCCGAGAGGACCCACCACTGTCTGAGCACTATCTAATTGTCCATGGATTTCACCGATAGCAGGACCTACTGTACTTGCTGTCGTACCCATAACACCAGATGTAATTGTACCTAGTTTATTTGTATTAGATGTGGAAGCTGATAGTGCACTTGAAGCATTAGCATCAACTTCATTAATAGCAACTACTAAGTTTTGATCAGCATCTGTAGTTAAAGATGTTCTTGTACCTAAATCACTATCAAGGCTATTAATTTGTGTTTCGTGTTCGTTGATTGCGCCTCTAAGTGTAGATGCACTAGTTGTTAAAGCCGCACTACCAATCTCAGCATCTATCTCATTAATAGCTGCTTTAACACTAGACTTATTTGTTGTTGTAAGATTAGCAATCCCACCTATATCTGAGTCTAGTGAATTAATAGCCTGAACTATATCACTGTCAGTCCCTGATGTAGACATAAGATCAAGATCACCTACCTTATAGGAAATCTCATTTACTTTATCTTTAAAGACGGCTACTGTATCTGTTAGATTGACTGTTGTTCTGGCCATTTATATTTTCTCTACAAGTTTACCGAGGAGATGTTTGATTTCACTCATTTCATTTTTTAATAAACTTACATCTTCCTTCAGTTGTTTTTCTTCGTCTGCTTTTGCAGATCGTAATCTTTTTCTCTCACGAGCTGCTTCTATTTCACTTCTATTTATATTAATTATGGCACCCGATTTTGGGTCCCTCACTAGATTAGAATGTCCATCAACCTTTAACATTATACACTCAGAGCAATTATTCTTAGGTCTTGTATAACTGGAGGAGTTGAAGTATTAGTTGATTTTAATACTATCTTAACTTGGAATTGTGAGAAAGCATCCATGGTTCCGCCATCACCACCTACCAAATATCTGTACTCTCTGAATACATTAATATTTTGATCAGAAGGAATTTCAGTTTCAAGTGTAGCTAGTACCCAAGTTGAATCAAGTAAGTTACCTGCAGCTGCTGTATCTGAAGCATTTGTTCTATAGTAAACATCAAAGCTTGCTGCAGATGGTCTGTTTGCACCAATCATAATCTTTAACCCAACAGCTGACTCATCAAGAACCACAGGTGAGGTAATATGTTTAGATAGATGTGAACCACCGGTTGGATTTGTTTCAGCAACATACTCTAGTGGAATATTACCACCAGTACCACTTGCAACTTGTTGATCAACTAAATTTCTTACGGCTGTTACAGAAGCACGTTGAAGATCAACTACTGGTGCTACTATATCAGTAGATGTAGACACATCAATTTTATATGTTAATGATTTACTACCTGATAAGGAAGCCGTTTCATTCTCACTTGAAGCAATTAACCTAGGGTTTGCAAAGGTATTATTATCTCTATTTGATATGCTTTGATAACTACCATCTACAGAATATGCAGTTTCAGATCCAGCAAATGATTTACCTGATGTAAACTTAGCTGAGTGCGAAATTAAAGTCTGTGCTGGAGAAAGTGTTTCAACATATGGTACTACTGTATCCATCATAATATTTCTCGTGACAGTAATATTATCACCACCACCAGCTACAGCTTGATTTGCAGTATCTGAATTACCTGCAACAAACTCGAAGCCTGTACCATCTACTTTAGTGACTGCTCTTGTACCATTAATATTAGATGCAGCTATTCCACCGAATGTTGCAGCTCCTGCAATTGTTACTGAGTCACCTACTACAAGGCCATGACCAAATGCAAGAACCTTAACTGTAGCACTTGAATTTGTAGAATCTAATGGATTACTTGCCAATAAGATTGGTGGGATTGGTGCATTGTTTAATGTAACATATCCACTTTCTACAGTAAAGTTAGCACGATCAATAGTAAATGTTAAATCTCTTTCTTGATCTGGTGTCCATGTTCTACTATTCTGAGATTTAAACAATGAACCTAGTGTAGGTTGTTTAGCAACTCTTAGTTCTGTAGAGTTAAGCATTAGATCACCAGCTTTGGCTACATACACATTATAGTCTATAGAATCAGCAAGTAGAACAATAGAATATTCCATGTTACCATTCAAGTAAACTGGCTCATCAAACTCAAAGTAAGTTACTGCACTTGCGTCAGCTGATATGTTTACATCAGAAGGTGAAAGAACCTTAACTCCATTAGGTATAACTTCATCTGCTGATGGAACACCATTTACGGTTGATCTAATTTGCAACATTACTGGAACTGTTGTATCTTTAGTTTGGAATCTAACACCAACTCTAGTTATAAATGCACCATCATTTTCATCAATAAAGAATGTCTGAGCCAAAGGATCTCTACGACGTTGATTCCTTGGATCAAGCTGAGGATTTCTTTCAATAGCAAAGTCTCGTGAACTACGTCGTCTACGTCGTCTACGTGGTTGAACAGGTGGAGGTGGAGCTGCTATAGTTAGCACTCTAGTTGTTGTAAATGTTGCTTGTCTAGTCTCTAATACACCTGTTGATGCAAAAGGTTCTTTTGCAATTGATGTTGCATTCTCATCATTAGGTACACTAATATCAAGTAATTTAAACTCACGTGTACCAGTTCTAAACTTAATTGCATCGGTATTAGGTATAAAGAATGAACCTTCAATAGAACCATCAGTTCCTGTTGTAAGTGTTGACTTACCATCAGGATGTTCAGTTGCTCTATTATGTCTATTACCAAAATCATCAGTAGTAGTAGCAAATCTAGTAAATGTTTCTGATCTTACCCAATCAGCAACTGGTTTGTTATTAAAGAAAGCATACACTTGAGTGCTAGGTTTAAGACCTTGTGCACGGAAGAAAACTTTCTTAGATCGCATAAACGGAATAAATGCAACATCTAACACACGATCATTAACAAACTCTCGTACTGTTTCTGAAGCAACAACTCTGTTGACTGCTAATATATTATTTCTTGCTGTATCTCTGGCTGTTAGATTTGCCCTTGGTGTATCATTTCTTCCTATCCAGTTCCATCTCCATGTATTCCATAGTAATGCACCATTATTAACAAGTCTTGTTCCACCATCTTCCACACGATCTGGTAATCTATCAACAGCAGTCCACTCATCTGATGATGGTGAGAGATCAATAAACCCTTCATTTAGAATAACAGCAAATGGGTTAATATTCATTGCTTCTGTTGCGAGAGGTTGATCAACATAATTTGTATTATCATGTTTTAGGTATACACTATCACCTTTAAGAATTGTGTTACTAGATTGATCAGAGTCATAAATTAGTCTAAGGTTATTTTCTTCAAACCATGGTCGCATAATCCTAGCTTCTGGATCAATAGCTGCATTATAATCTGCAGACATATATGACCTAGCTTGATCAGCAAAGTTATCCACAAAGAAACCAGACTGTGTTCTATTATTGCCGCTAGCATCAAGAACAGCAAATGATGATGTATCTAATTCAAGAAGGCTTAGTGATGTAGCCTCTTCAACATTATCAATTCTTTCTTCTAGTTTACCAATGTCTCTCATAGTAAAGTTTTTAGCTTTAATAGTAGTTGAAGTGATATCTGTATCACTAACTGTATATGGATTCATATCAATATGGAATAAATCCAGCGAGTTATTTGGAGCTGGTGGTAATTGAGGATTAACACTAGCTGCACCACTAATAGTATCAATAAAACTATTTTTATCAATCGTCACACGAACCTTTTTACCAAGGTAATATTCTGCATCAAATGTGATAAGACCTGTATTCTTAGGCATCTCATTAATTCTAGCACCTGAACCAAAGTTACCTGAGCTGTTAACACTTGAACGGAAGTCTAATACATTTCTTAGAGATACTTCAGTGCCATTTGCTTGTGTGTATGACGGAATGTTTTCATAGTCAACTTGACCTGTATAAGAGTTAACCGCAAAGAAATCTCCAGATGTACCATGGACAAAGTGCTTATATCTTACAAACACATCAGATCCTGGTGTAGCAGCTCCAGCTTTCTTAACCATTCTACCGTTTAGATATGCAAAGTCACGTTGACCATTATCTAAATCGTATAACGTTGTTAAGTCAGCACCATCTGAGTCAGCAAGAGTAATTCTAGTGATGCTACTTACATCAGCCTTTGTAAAGTTTAGATTACCAGAGCCATCCGGTGTGATTGTTTCTGTTACTTCTGTAAGTGTTTTGGTTCTAACAGACCCTGCACTCTTATTTACATAAGTAAGGATCTCATAAGTACCATCTTGTTGGCCAGTTAAGTTAGATGCAGCAGTACCAGCACCAGATGCTGTAAAGATAACATCAATATCAGAGTCAGCATGTGCTGCAATCCAATCACTAGTGTCAGCAAAAGTTTCCCCTGTATTGGTTACTGTAATAGTAGCAGATCCACTACTTATGTTTGCTGTTCTATATCTTTGTACTGTAAGACTAATATCTGTAATAGTCTTTGGTCTATCCCCAGGAACTGGAAATAATAGACTTGTTGATGCTTCATCTTTAAATGCTGCAAGACTATTTTCAAGCACTAGTGTCATATAGTCTGTAGAACCAGTACCAATTGATTTTGTATTTCTTTTATTTTTACCAGAAGCAATTTGTACATCAAACAGATATACTCTATAGTTCGATCCGTCTTCCTCTACAGCTCTTACACGTGCTGTACCGATAGCAGTACCAGTACCAGCAGTATTCGGAAATAGTGTAACTTCTTGGAATGATGCAATATTAGGTAAGCCTTTATTAGCAGATACTATAACATATTGGCCATACGCAGCGGCTGTTACTTCATTATTTTCTGTCTGAGTTGTTCTAGGTTTACTTACTCCAATTCTAACTGGAGAGTTGATAACAGCTCTATATCCATCTACATATGCAACACCAGGCGAAATATCAAAGTCTAATACACTTTCGTCTGAATCATTAGTATCAAAACTAATAGCAAACCTTTTAGCAATATAGTTACCTGACTCTTCACTTGTTCTAAGAGCCATTCTGTCTTCTATTTTATTATAATCGTCAGTACCATCAACCTGTGTAACTATGATACCGTCAACAACTTTAGCAACATATACAAAGTTATCATCTGCTGCAAGATCAGCTTTATTTGCTATATTAAGTCTAATTCTATATCTGTCAGCACCAGGTGAAGATATGTTTGGTGTTGCACCTGTGTTATCATATAGTGCAGTTGTATCATCTACAGTAACAATGTCTTGAGTTACTTTAAATCCAATTACAGCATCTGGGTCAGAGGTGTATTTAGATAAGATCATTGACTGTTCTCTTGCATAGACAAAACGATCTATAGCAAAGAAGTCACCAGCATGAATGGATACTCGAGTACCTGTACCTGTAGCTGGATTAGCAACAGTATTTGTAGTTTGTACAGTAAGTGTTTCTCCACCACCGGTAAGTGTATCACCTGCAGTAACTCTCACAGGAGTAGAACCGGATGTTCCACCTGACGAACTTATATACTTAACATAAATTGTTGCTGGTTCGGAAGCTGATACTCTTTCTACAGCCTCAAGAACTTCTACAATAATACTATTACTGGTTGAAGTTAAGTTTAAGCCTATAATATTTCCAGTTGGTAGATTACCAACAAGTTTAATAAATTCATATCCAGTATTAATAGTAGTGCCACCAGGATTAACTGCAGCACCCTCTCTGAACATATGTCTACCCATCCGAGAAATCTCAGACTGAGTAATAGTTTGCATTTGTGTAAGCTCACGGGCTTGTAGAGCACGACCTGAGTTAAAAAGGATTCTATGATAGTTATCACTATCCAGAAAATCATCTTTATAGGTTGAACTAAATGTATTTTTTGTTAGGTCTGTACTCATTTTTTCTACCGATTATATTTGAATTACGATTTTAATATCTTCTGCTGCATTAGCTGATCTTGTTACTGCTGCTCTATTATCTATAAAGAGAACATCACCCGATGATTGATTTACGTCAGAGTATGTAAATGCTCTTGTATCTGCATCATAGCTTGCAGATATTAAAGTACCTGCTCCAGCACCACTACCTTGTTCAGTAACAGGTTCATTTTCTTGGAATGCTAAAAAGCCAGTGTCTTCTGTCTGGTGATAATAAATCTTATCTGAGTCAAAGCTATCAACATATGCTTTAGCTCCAGATGTTCCACCTACAATAACATTGTCTGCTGTAAAGGCTGAAGTAATAGTAGACAAATCAAAGAGTAGATATGGTAATGCAATACCAGTCTCTGCTGTAAAGTCTGAGTCTGCATGCATCTTAGGATTCTTAATAAGACCAATCTGACGGAAGTCGTTACCAACAATAAAGTCACCACTCTCAGTTCCATCTGGTTTGGCATTAAACATTAGTGCACGTGATCTTAAATCATCTCTTGGATCTGCTCCGACACCAGCTTTTGGACCAAAGATAGGTCTTACGGCTGCACTTGTGCCGCCACCACCAGTGATAGTAATATCAGCATAGCTATAACCAGAACCGAATACCATTGTATTGTCTGATTCTAATACTTCGACTTTAGTAAGAATGTTACCAGCAATAGTTGCCACAGCTTTAGCTCCAGTACCATCACCTGCAATAGTAACAGCAGGTGAAGATGTATAACCAGAACCACCATTTGTTACTGTATATCCTAGAAGTTGCCCAGGTACTGCTGCATTCTGAATACCAAATTGTTCCACTTCTGATGCTGATGAATTGCCATCAGTTGATAAAATCTTAGTCACAGGCATAAAGTTAGCTGCTAAGAATTTAGAAACAGTAAGTGCACCTAGTGAGTATAAGAATTTCCATACATAACCATCAGACGTTTTAAATGCACCTGCTGCAGTCCCTGTGGGTTTCACAGTGGATATAACAGAAGCCCCCGCCGCATTACGTCCTGGTTGTAAACAAATGTATACATGGTTTTCATCAGTAAATACATAATATGATTGATTAGGATGGCCAGCTTGATCATCATTAAAGCCCGAATAGATAGAACCAGAGGACCAATTATATCTTGGAACAACAAACGTTTTATCTGCTACTGTCTTCATTGACTGTAGAGAAAAACCAAGGTTTCTAACTTCTCGTAAAGTATTCTCTGGTGTTGGTGCAGTATCTGTTCCGTTCCAGACTTCTGATTTACCAATACCAATATAATAGTTATTATCAGAACTGTCGATATCAGTAATGATGCTTTCTAAAACTTGCTTTTTAAGTTTATCTGTAATTATCGCCGCCATTGTTTTTCCTTATGAAGCAACTGTTTTCGATGCCAAGTGCCAGTTAGAGCCGGACCATATAAAGAAACCAGCTTCATTTTGAGCAACAGTAACTGATGATGCACCACGTAAGTTAGTAGGTGTAATCACAACAGTTCCTGCGCCGCTGTTAAAAAAGTATTTAATCTCACCAGCACCAGCATCTCCAGCGTTACCATTGGCTAGTGTAATACCCGTAAGATTAGATGTTCCTGCAAAGTGTGTAGTTGGTACTGTAAGACTCATAGCTTGTGCAGATGCAGTGATCTTTTCAGCTTTAAATCTAACACCATTCTCATGAGCAATTTGTCCAGAACCTTTAGAACCAAATCTAAGATCAATGTCTGCATCAAAACCTTTTGAAGATATTGATGGGCCAGTACCACTTGCTGCGTTACCAATAAGAATTTGGTTAACAGCAGATGATGTTGCAGTAACTTCGATAAGCTCTGCTCCGTTTAAATCATTGATAGATGTACCAACTTTAGGTGTATTTAGTATTGGTGAGGTAAGAGTTTTATTTGTAAGAGTTTGAGTATGATCATTAAATACAAATGTATCACTATCAGTCAAGAGAGGAAGATTAATATTTCTATCTGCCGCTAATTCACTTACAGCTACAATATACTGGTGATCTGCACTCGTATCATTAAACTGTGGAGTTGTTAGAATAGGAGAAGTCAAAGTCTTATTAGACATTGTCTGCGTTGCTGTATTAGAAATAACTTGTGTACCTACTGCAGGTAGAGCAAGAGTAATATCACTCGATGGGTTACTTGCAACTAGTGTTGTTTCCCACTGGTCTACATTAGTGCCTTCAAACTTAACACCTTGATCAGTAAGACTTACTCCTGATGCAAGCTGATCGGAATCTCCACCTAGTAGTAAGTAAATATCGACAAAATTATCATTTAATTTTTGACCTGCAATACGGAGTGTATCACCAGTTCCGTCATTAGCAGTAGTGCCTGTGTTTACTATTTGTCTTGCCATTTTAACTCTCGTTTAAATCTGTTATCTTTATTTATAATGGTTATGCTGAGTCTGAATCGTACCAAACGTAATTAACTTTATCAAATGTCTCAAGATCAATATCCATTCTTGGTACACGGAAGTCAATTCCAGCACTATCTTCATCGTGTGTTGGAGAAGTAACACTTGCAAACTCTGCAAGGTCATCGTATGTTCTATCAATCTGTTCTAGTGTATATGTATTATATCTCTCAACCGTTGATCTCACATCTGTTCTTACCATTGAATCATCTGATAGTGCAAACAATTGTGTAATATCAAGCTGTGTTGGTACTGGATCAAAGTCAGCTACGGATATCAAGATTGGATCTGGGTTGATGTTTGGTATCGCAAATGGCATAATACTATTATTATCAGGATTATCAGAAACAATTTGAACTTCTCCACCAACATACATACCTGCAGGGTGGACGAATAGTTTATATTCTTCTAACCAACTTGAGATAGGCTGATCTGCTTTAATAAGAACAGCAAACTCTTGATATAACTTATCATCTGTAAGATACTTTTGTGACTCAGGGCCAATCTTTGATGCTTCTATGTCATCTCTATTACCTACAATAAACACATTCTCTTTTGTATATACAACATCTGGTGAGACACCAAAGAATGTACGGAAGAATTGTTGAATACTATAAAGGGAACCCTTTGATCTATAGAGTGTATTAGAATATTTTGCTGCAGCTCTTTTATTTTCAAAGCCTTCAAAGTATTGTTGACCAAGTAGTAACTCGTCTTCAATATAAGAAAGCAATTCTATATCAGCTTCAGTAATATCTCTTGTTCTGAATAGATCATCTAAGTAGCGAGTAGGAGACGCACTGTCTTGATCATAGTCATAGTATGCCTCAAGAAAAGAAACAATCTTTGGATATTCTTGTAGAAAATAAGCAGGCAGAATACTCTTTACTGAACGTGTATCCAGTAGCGATAGACTTCGTCTGTTATTATCAATTCTTGTTTTATCTTGAGCCATGTTTACTTCTTATGTTGATGTAACAATAACACCTTGAGAGAATGATGGACCAGCATCATATTCTAAGACGTCATTTCTAATAGGGCTAATAGCAGACTGATTAGCTGGCGTTACAGTAATTTTAATATAGTCAGTACCACCAATAATTTCTTCTACTAAAAGACCTACAATACTAACAGTAGCAGTTGACGCCTGGTATGAACCAACGTTGTCATTTAAGATAGTCTGTGAAGATAATGCTAATACTTCTAATTTAGTTGTATTTAGTTTGTTTCTTATAATACATACTTCACCTTGGTATTGGAATGATGAAGAAATAACACTATATTCTTTAGAATCCGGTTCAGCAATAGTTGCTGGAAATCTAAGTGTAGTATCTTCAAGAATGTCTAAGTTAGGAACCATTCTCTGCTGTAGTTTAATATTAGCACGTGAAGACAGAACAGCTGAATCCACTTCATCAATAAGAGATAGCATATTTGATCTACGGAATGATTGACCAAACTTGCCTACATTAGAAGCAAAGTATGAAGACACTTTATTTTGTATTGTGTCTTGGACATTATTAATAGAGAGTGCAGTCAACTTAGGGTTGAACTGGAAGAATACTTCGGTTTCAATAAATGTCTTAACTGGATCCTCAAACTTTACACCAAAGCCAACAACCGATAGTTGTTTAGTCAAGTCTAAAATACTATTTTTAGTTGCAGTTATTGCATCTGCAGATACATCATCATTAAAGGCAATAGATAAGAACACCACACCAAATTCTGGTTTAAGTGCATCTTGCCCACCGAATGCTTGAATATCTTTAATAAGTGTTCCAAAGTTTTTAAGAACAAGTGTAGAGTAATCAACTGCTGTAACCATTCTATTCTGTGCAGCATATTGAAATGGTGCATTCTTACGAATAGATGCTAGTGACTCAACTGTATCACCACCAATAGATTTAATATTTGTAAGAACATTAATATCAAACGAATCTCCACCAACAATAGGTGTTACTTTATTTACTGCAGTAAAAGAAGTTGCGTTATTAGCTTCAGCGCCTTTTACTTGAAGATATTCTATTGTGACTTTATTACCAGCAACTGGTGTCTTTCCAAGAGTGTTACCATCACCGAATGTAAGCTCATAGAAACCATTTGGTGCTTCTTTCATAATATACAAACGGGAGTTCTCGTCAATCTGTGTTGCTGTATTAATATTGATATAAGAAGTAAAGGCAGTATCAGACGGTGATTCGAATACTTTTACAACAGCTGTCTCAGTATCAATAGAATTATCTGGTATCACATAGACATCATCAAGACTATCAGCACCTACAAAGAAAGTCTTAACTCTTGCAGTACCTTCTTTAATAGTAATATTACTAGAACCATCTATTGTAAGCATTTGGTAAAGGCCATAGCCATTATCTGTACCAGTTACTGTTTGTGTTGTTTGGAAAGTATATGTGATATCATCTACAACGGAGGTAAACTGTGTACCAGATGGTAGAGATAGTGTAACAGGTCTGTTAGCAAGTGCTCCTACATTTACGGATAACTGGACACTAGCAAATGATGCAACCTTTGATTTTGGAATATAACCAATACCTTCAGCAATAGAGACAAGAGAGGATCTCATCTGAGCTGTAGAAAGATATGATTCATTCAAAGCAAAGTTAGCAATCAATCCATTATAGTGTGTGTTATATGCTAGAACATCAAGGAGATTGTTAAGACCAGCACCTTCAAAGTTGTAGTCATTAAATTCTTCCTTAGCAGCAAGAAAGGTTTTAAGACTTGTCTTAATATTATTAAAATCAAGTTCTGTTGATGAAATTGTAGTAGTCATGTTATCTTAACCTCGAAACGACTGAAGTGAGTGTGACGACTTCTTCTGTACTTACTACCTTAAAGGTAACTGTCACATTTATTGTGTTTGTATCTATTCTATCAGATACATCTATGTTTAAGACTTCTGCCCTTGGCTCATAGATGTATATTGCATTATCAATGTTTTGTCTAATCTGTTGACTTGTTTCGTCATCAGCTAACTCAAAAAGTAAACCTGTTATATCTGCACCAAAGTCATCATTAAAAGGTTTCTCAAGTCTGTTAGTTGCAACTATATTCTTTACTGATTGTTTTACTGCAGCAGCATCCGTCTTCTTATAGATGTCGCCACTCGGACGCTTTGCAAAAGATAAATCTATATCCACATAGTTAATGGTACGAGCAGTAACTAAAGCTGGAGAGTTTGTATCTTTATCCTCAATGGAAAGAACACGAGACATTTAATTTCCTAAAACATTTTCTTTTATTTATAACAATTCTATTAGACTGTTCTTCTTGTTGGCATAAATTTTGGTATATATTCAGCAGCCTCTGTATCAAAGATTGGCTCAACAAACGTATTCAATGATTGTGGATAATTATTAAACATCGTTTGACAAATTTGTTCATATCTAATAGTATAGTTTTTTGGTATTTCTGGTATCTGTACGATAAGTTGCACATTAATATCGCCAGATGGATCATATGAATCATAGTCTAATATAAGTTTATCATATAAACCAACATCTGCTAGCTCACTTGCCAGATCAAATGTGCCTTCTGCATCAATAAAGCCATCTGGTCCATATAATTCATATACGACAGCTCTACCTTTGGTTCTTAGATCAAGTAAACTATTAGGTGTTATTGTTTCGGGTGAAAGACCAGACGGATGTCCTAGCCCATATAGTTCTTTTGCATAATAGCCTTCGATAACTCTTAACTCATGTTCTGCCCACTTAGATGTAATACCCATACATCTCTTGGTGAGTTCCATATGAGCAATATAATTTCTTGCAATGGTTTGTCTTTCAGCAAGGTCTAAGTACACAAAAGGTCCAGTATCAACACCACCAATAAACCTAGATAAAGTAATACCTTGCGATATAGGTGTTAAGTTGCTAATAGTAGTTGCTTCATCAATTCCTTTTGTGAAGTCATTCAGTAGTGTATATGTTTGTTTATTCTGATATGATTTAAATGTCTTAGCCCTACGACTAGGATCAATATTACCAAAGTATTCACTATTAGTTTGAGTTGTTCCTTTGGCTGGTCTTACTCTACCGAACCCCATAAATGGCGCTGAAGTTGCAAATTCAGGAGAAAGAGTACCCTTTCCAACTTGTTCTGTAGTAAATTCACTATTACCAGAGTTGGCTGGATCTCTCATCTTGGATCTTACATCACCTGTAGAAAGTCTTCGCAGTCTCAGAGCATTTCTAAGGAAGTCATCAACATCAATCTTAACTTCCTTTATTCCATTATCACCTTGAGTGAGATAAGAAGTCAGAAGTGCACCCGTGGGTAGAGCAGTAGCTTTTATATCGCGTGCTGTATCATCCACAGTATATTCTGGATTAACACCAACACTTGGTGTGTATGTAGATGGAGCAGCACTTCCATCAGGATAGGATTGATGTAATGATGTACCAGCAGTTGTTGCTGTTCTTGCATTACCTTCTAGGTCACCATATACTACGTTTGTACTAACCGTTTCAGACCATACTGTTTTTTCTGTATGCATATTATAGTTGTACATAATAATATTCTGACCACCGATAGTACCAGTATCACCAAATATTGAGAGTGACTGTGCTGCCATATTAATATCTGGTGCAGATTGTATAAGTTTAGCTTCAGCGGTTTGTTCCATATTACCAGAAGCCGCTTGTATAATATCACCTTCTACTGCAGTCTTGTATGTTCCCTTAACTGCGTTCGTAGTGTTACCTAAGAACGTATTTACTGATGACCCAGCGACAGTCTGAGAAAAGTTACCGGATACTTTATGACCAAAATTACCAAAGACACTTGTTCTACTATTGCCTTCAATATTTTCTTTCTTATCACCTTTGGCATTTACTTTGTAGTTATTACAGTTGACCTCAAAGTCGCCATCTACATTCAGTGTTAGATTACCTTTATATGTAAGTGTACCATCGCCTTCTACTACAACAGTTTGTTCACCGTGAACAACTTCTACCCTTCTAGCACCAGCAACAATAACAATACTACCATCTGGTCTAATATCAATACCATGGGCTGTGTTATGTTTTATAAGAATACGTTCAGCACCTGGTGTATCATTCATTTCAAATACATGGCCACTGACTGTTTCATTAGTATCAGAACTATTATATGCAGTAGAACCTAACGGTGTTAAGTTTATACCAGCACCAACAAAAAGTTGGTGTTGCTGCCCTGCTCTTGATGTTTTATTAGTGGTAGGTTGATTATCATAATCATTGTCTGGATATTCTTTATTAGGATCTGACCAAGCATCTCCTTCTGTACCCTGCCCATCAGTAAAGCCTTGACCAAACCTACGGATTCTATCTTCATATCCATCTCTTGATGTCGTCATATCTTATATTCCTAAAATGGTTGTTTTGCGTAGTAAGCATTAATACTACCAACAGTAATCTTGCCATCTGGTCCACGCCATGGTGGATTCAGTTCGTATGCTCTAGTGCCAGGTTTATATACTTCATAGTCATCACCCCTTCTTGCATATGCAGGAGCGGCTTGCATAATACCTAACTGGCCACCTGGGTAGCTGTTTTGTACTAAGTATCTTTCATACACTTCTAATTGTTGTGCTGCAGTCATATTTCTTATTTCACCAGTTGTATGCCCTAAACCTTCTGCAGTTGATGGAATAAATTGGAAGAGACCTGCTGCATCTGTTTTTGAATTTCTGGCATTAAGAATATAATTACTCTCACCTTTTATAACTCTATATAGTTCTTCTCTTGTTAATCCAGGGAACCTAACCATCATTGCTATAAGTCTTGCAGTAAATTCAGGATCATTATCAAGTATTTCAGCAGACAGTCTGACTTGCCGTGGTTTACTTTCTAATGCTGCTAAACCAACTGCAACAAGATCACCAGAATTTCTTCTATTAAAGTTTGCAAGTATATATTGTGGTACACTAAATCCAGGGTCCAATGCATTATGATCAACATCACTGTGACCAAAGGCTTCGCCACTTGGCCATACATCATAGAAGGATCTTATAAACATCTTAAATGATTTCATTTGCTGTGAAGTAAAACTATTTGAAGAAAGATGTTTTCGTGGATTAGGTGTTCTTGGTAAACAATCATAGCCACCAACAATACAAATGCCAATAGATTCAGCATCATTATTACCAGCTTTTGCATGATAACCTTGTCTGCCTATAGGTCTACCTCTTTGTAATCTACCATCACGTCTAATAACATAATGGTAACCAATGCCACCATCACCAGGTGTATCAAGGTGCCAGTCGTTTATTTCTTCTGAACCAATGTCTTGTCCATTATATGTTTCGGACCAGTGTACAATTACTTTTTTAATAAGCCTACTTGTATTTCTCATCTCAGAAATCAATTCTTCAGGACCATCACAGTAAGTAAACATACCTTCAGTTGATTTACCACCAGTCCATGTAGATTCGTTATCACCAATTCTTACAGGAGGTAAAACACTACGTTTGATTTGTGAGTCTTCTTTTACCGCAACTGCTGGATCTAAATTAAGACTATTAATTGTTTTTTCTACAACTTCAACTTCTAGTTCTGTATTATCTGTTATAAGTGTAACAGCTTCTTTCTTTTTATCATTAGTGACTAGACTAATAACTTCCTCTTTGTCTACTTTTGTACCAGATAATAAGCCATCTAATACTCTATCTGATTCTGAATTAATTTTTCTAATAAGGTTAGTGAATAGATCACCACCAAAGAAGCCTAACAGATTAGTAAAACTTACAGTAAATCTAAGAGAAGCTGAACCAAAACCAGTTGAAAAGGAGATACCCTTATTGATAGTATCGTCTATTTTACCAATAGCTCCAGCTGCACGTGCTGGTGCCAAGTTTTGTAATACGCCTGTTACATCATTAGCTGTTACTGAGGCAGTTAGTTTCAAGGCACGAGCAACAGCTTCTGGAGCACCTGAACCAATAGTTAGTTTTAGTTTACCATTTGATGGTGCTGTACCAGTAATTTTTTCTAAATCTGTTGAAGCACTTGAAACATCACCAATAAGTTTATCAGCTAATCCTGGGACATCTCCTGTAATCTCTACAATAGCATCTACTGCATCACCTAGTTCTTGGTTTGGTATATCTGTTGCTTGTGATAAAGCCTTTATGCCATCTACAACTGTTTCAGCCTCTGTGAGTGTAGTTTGGAATTGTGCTATTACTTGATCAGCTGCTGGTTGTGCTTTTACAAGAATGTCACCTATGTTAGAGTTTTTTGTAATACTACCTAACTGGGCATTAAGGATTCCTAGATCAACTGCCATTATATGTCTCCAAAGTTTGTCTTGCAAATGTTCTGCGTGAAGGTTTATCAGCTGCGGCTGCATTCGGTCTCTCGTAGTTATCGCAGAAGAAATCTGTAGCTTGATTAATGTTAGTCATCGCAAGAAATTCATTGTAACGATAGAAACGTGGAGCTATAGATGAAAAGTCATGTATAAAGAATTGTAACTGTGTACTGAGATTACTAATATGTAGATTTCTTTCAGCAGCAAATTCTTCAAGTTGTTGTAGTCTTCCAGCATCTGGATTCCATTGAGCAATACCATATGAAAACTCACCTACAGCTTCTGACACAACGTGTGTTCTCATACCGGATTCTTTTAGAAAGTTTCCTATAACAGCAGAAGCGGTTATTGGTGTAAAGGTACCCATTGAAATAAGAAAGTTATATGCTTTTTGTGTATTAGAATTACCAGATAGTGCAACATCAGATACAGTCCATGGTCGAAGTTTTGGTCTAGTACCAATATTAGGTACTGATGGATCACTTACTGCTTGAGATGAACTGCTTGGTTGACTTCTTTCTATCTTAGGTATTGAACCTACAACGCAAGGCTGTTGGGAGTTTTTACCATCCAGAAAGACACCCATCACTATCGCACCTGGTAGTAAACGCATCTGTCTACCCACACCTGATACACCACCTTCAGTAGATGGTATAGTAACAGAAGCCCAAGGTAGTGCTGCATCGGGTACTTCATTCTTATCTTCATTATGAATACCATAAATTCTAACCTTGACTCTGCCTACCCTATAAGGATCTGCAGTATCAACAACAATTCCGGTCCACCATCTAAGGTCGTCTCCATAGAAATCAGTAATCATACTTTCACCACTTTCAATGATAGGTCATGTTTCTCGTCATAGAAATTGTGTTTTGCTTCTACAATAAGATACTCTCCTGATTGTTTCTTATCACGAACCATCTTACCATCTTTCATCTGCAATACCACAATATTTATTTTATGACCAATTGTTCTTATATTATTAGCCATAAAACCATGAGCATTTACACTAATCTGTAGGGTGCCTGTTTGTACTGCCGTGATAATAGCTCTACGCACTACCTTTGTAACAAGTCTATTTAGATCATCTTCGTCATATCCATAACTGTTACCGAATGTCATACTAGGTGTTTGTATATCAAATGTAAAGGCTGACTCATAGTCATCTATAAATTTGTTGTCTATGGTAACCCATTTATTGTATAGATTGCCATCATAATAATCTTTTACTCTTACTTGTGGATCGTTATTCTTTTCGTTGAATGTAAGATCAAGAACCTCATACCTTTGCCCTACAGCACCCTTTATAACGGAAGAAAGAGTAGTACCACCAGCATTACCTGCTAGATATTCAATAGAACGTATTGCTTCATTAGCATTCTCTTGATGTGCAGTAGGTCCGCTATGTGTATATGTATTGTTATTCAAGTCTGACGGATGTGACCTTGCATTCATCATCTCACTTAATGATTTAAACTGTAGGTTCTCGCTGTTGAGTGTAGAATATAAATAATATGGAAAGCCATCTTTATCTGTTGCTCTATAGCCTATCCATTTCATTGCACCAAGAGGTGTTAAATAAGGTGTGATTACAGACATAACAGACTGTACTGGTTCTAAAGTAACATCAACTTTCTTTGCTAAGTAGCCACTGGCAATTCTTCTTATAATCTGTAATGGTGTTCCGACAAAACTTTTAGATATTTTTTCAATCTTACCTCTAAACATATGTGGCTCTTGTAACTCAAACACATATGATATTGTAGAATCGTTTACAACTTCTTTAGATAAAACAGAAGTAAGCATAAATTCTCTTCGAATAGGTGTAACATTCTTTTCACCTACAATTATGTTCATATCAATTCTAATTTTTTCAACACCAGTAATCTGTAACTGTGCAAATATGTTTTCGGTATCTACTACTAAAATTCTACCAACAATACCTTCTCTGCCTAAACTCTCAAAAAAATGTAGGTTAGCGATTACTGCTGTAATATCAACCACAGTATTATTACTATACTCATCTTTTGTAATAAATTTTACAGTATTATAACCATACTGAGTTTGTGTAATACCAGCCATTGGTTAACCTTTAATGATTGATTCAAATTGAGATGCAACTTCTTGTACGACTTTAGCATTTAATACTACGATTTCAGATTGATTTTCATTGAACCTAATAAGTCTATCCAGATATGAAACAGCACTATACCCTGCAGGTATTGATTGTGTATGAGGATCTATATCTACCCACTCGCCATCTGCATTCTCGTAGTGATGTACTGCAGTATATTGAGGTCCGTCTCCCGAACATATAAGTGTTTGTGTTTCACCACCCTCACCTGTATTTACACTCTCACCTACATTAAAGTTATTAGATCCGCCAGTATCTACTACTAATTGTCCTAAATCAAGTAACACTTCTTTAATCATACCACCAACACCAGAGATTGATCCAGTAACAACTTGACCAATCTTAAAGTTTGTGTTGCCAATGTTAGTAGCTGTAGTGAGCATACGATATGGATAGTTTTTCTTTGCTGTTTCAAACAACGTATTCTGATCTAATGGCCAACCACCTTCTCGTAGCTTTTGATTGAGAAGAAAGAATGTCCAATAGTAATCGGTTGTACCATATAGTTTATATGATAGTGTATCTGGTCTATCGCCCTGCGGTACAGTATATTTCTCATAGAATGTTACATCATCAGAAATATTACCTAGTAAATCTGCGTATGTATTTAATACTTGAAAGAGAACACCTGACTCATTATCACCAAAGTTATAAACAGTTTTATTTAAGTTTTTAAAAAACATTAGTAACCTCCTCTGACTACATCATCTTTGTTAAGAGGTCTTGATTCTGTAAATGTAAGTGAGACATCGACATCTGTAAATCCACCATCTTCATGGAAGCCCATACCACTTGTGTTATATGTTACATTAATATCTCTTAAATAAGATGGGAGTATTCTGGTAAAGACTTCTGAATTATTATAGAACATCTTAATCTCAAACGGATCAGGAAATCTATAACCAAGACTGATTGCATCTGCACCAATCTCATCAGGGTACATAACTGTACGGAATCTTTTAATGATTGCTTCGATTTGTTTAACTTCTGTTGCACTATTAGGTATCATTTTAAATTGGAATGCAAAACTACGAACCGGAACAGATTGGAATTGTGTTCTTGTATTAGGGTTCATTGCTACACGTGTAGCTGCACCTAAGGCAGCATTTGTTTTTTCAAAACTTGAAAATCTATTTGCAACTCTTACTGCAGCAACAGCACCAGCTTCATCTGCCATACCTTTTACCATACCATCAATCAAACCCTTTGAGCTGGTCTTAAATGCATCAAAGGCAGCTTTACCAACAGTTGATCCTGATTCAACAGAACCTTGGACACTTGCACCAATAGCACCGAGATTAGTTGTATCACTATATGAAATACCATCACGGAAGTTAATGTTTGGCGGAAGATATAATTGTATCTTTGGTGTATCAGGGCTAGTTGCTGTATTGCCTGCTCTTGGTGTTCTTTTTACGGTTTGTAGTGCTACCGCTTTGTTAGTAGTAGTAGCAACATCAATAGCACCTCTATTTGTCTCGGCAAGTTGATCTAATCCAGTTAATTCATTAGCGCCAGTACCAATACCTTGAGCACGTGAATCAAATGAAATTTTTTCATTAGTCTCTTTATCAACAACAATTTGCTCACCTAAGGCAAATAATCTGCCTGCATTGAGAGCTGTTATCTTAATTTGTTCAAAGGTTATCTTTCCTGGATATTCTTTCGGATCATTACCTAGTGGAAATGCTAAAAGAAAGGATGATGGTGAACGGCTGTTAGTCATTGTAAATACCTAATAAATAGAGTAGAAGTTTTCATTATTATTTATAAGGTAAATTATGGCATACTCTGGTAAATATAAACCAAAAAACCCAGCAAAGTATAAAGGTGATCATACAAAAGTAATCTACAGATCCATGTGGGAAAGACATTGCTTTAAATGGTGTGACGAGAACCCTATGGTTAAGAACTGGTCTAGTGAAGAGGTAGTAATACCATACTTCTATGAAGTTGATAAGAAGTATCATAGGTACTTTATGGATCTAAAGATAACATGGAAGACTGGTAAGGTTGATCTAATTGAGATTAAACCAGAAAAAGAAACCAAACCACCAGAATTTAAAGGTAGAAAGACCAAAAGGTATATTACCGAGGGTATGACCTATGTAAAGAATATGAACAAGTGGAGTGCTGCCCAGACGTTCGCAGCAGATCGTGGGTGGGGTTTTCAGATTTGGACAGAGAACACTTTAGAATCCATGGGCATAAAGCCTAAATCTACTAAGAAACTAAAACCATATTCACGCAAGAAGAAAAAGTGATATAAATAACATTATGAGTAAACTATTCCAAAACCTAGAAATCGAAGCATTTAAAGCTGGCATTACACCAAGGACAGATCAGTCTCGTGAGTGGTTTCGTCAACGTGCAAGAAACATTCGTAGGGTTAATCGCGAACAGCTGATGAAAAGTAATGAGGTAATACAAGGTAGTAAAAGTGTTATTGGTAACATGTATATGTTCTTCTATGATCCAAAGCATAAAGATACACTACCATACTACGATCAGTTCCCTCTTGTCTTTATTGTTGGTGATGCCAAGGGTGGTTTTACTGGTTTAAATCTACATTATTTGCCACCAACACTACGAGCTAAATTACTAGGATCATTAATTGATCTAAAATCTAATGATAAGTATAATGCATCTACCAAGTTAAGACTTAGTTATGATGTTTTAAATAACTCATCTAAGCATTCACTCTTTAAGCCTTGCTTTAAACAATATCTTACATCTCAAGTCCGGTCTCAATTCTCTATGGTACCAGCAGCTGAATGGGAGATCGCCACATTCTTACCTATGGCTCAATGGAAGAAATCATCAAGTACACAAGTTTATAGAGATTCAAGGAAAATGGTATGAGCTATAACGTAGAACAATTAAAATCTCTTATATCACGAAAAGGCGGTATAGCTCAAGCTAATATGTGGAAGGTACATCTACCTCCATTGCCTGGTGTACAAAGCTCTCGTGAGTTAAATGTTTTATGTAAAGATGTACAACTTCCAGGCAGACAGATTATAACACAAGAGCGTGTTATCGGTATGAAGCCTAAGAAAGTTGCCTATGCATATGGTGAGGAAGATGTTGCTATGACATTCTTACTCTTAAATGATTATGGCATAAAAGAATACTTTGAAGCATGGCAGAAAATGATTATTAATTTTGACACACAAGGCATTAAATACAAAGATGATTATTGTAGAGATATTATGATCACACAGCTTGCCAAAAGAAAAAAAGATGGTATAGATATTAACTTCAACATTGATCTAAGTGCTAATTCGCTTGCCGAGATGTTTGATCTAAGTATCAGAACCGATATAGAAATTTATAAATGTAGACTGAGACGAGCATTCCCAACAACTATGAATGCTTTACAACTTAACAATGAGCAAAACGGATTGCTTGAACTAAACGTCCAGATGTCTTACGACAACTGGGAATCTATTTAATGGAGTAAATAATGGCACTACCTAAACTAAATGATCAACCTAAGTTTGATCTTATTATCCCTTCGACAAAGAAGACAGAACGATTTAGACCCTTTCTTGTGAAAGAAGAAAAGGTTCTCTTAATTGCACTTGAGACAAATGATGAAAGAGAAATGTTATCTGCTATTGCAGAAACTATTGAAACATGTTCGATGGGTAAGATTGACAAGAATAATCTTACATCTTTTGATATTGAATATTTGTTTACTCAACTCAGAGGTAAGTCAGTTGGTGAAACAATTCAAATCAATGCTATCTGTGAACACTGTGAGGGTAAAACAGAATATAAATTAAATGTTGATAATATTGTTATGGAAGGTGGAGATGTTCCAAATATGGTACCACTTACAGATGATATTTCAATTGAATTAGAATACCCTTCATACCAAACAATTAAAGCAGAAACTAATTCAGAACAAACAGAATCAGAAGTTGCATTTGCTATGATGAGATCATGTGTTAAGGCTGTTCTTACCGAAGATTCAAGAACAGAAATGAAAGACGAAAGTCAAGCTGACGTGGATGCCTTTATTGACTCTATGAATAGTGAACAGTTTACTAAGATTAGAGAATATGTTGAAGGTGTTCCTACCATGAAACATACTATGAATTGGACTTGTGATAGTTGTAATAAAGACAATGAAAGAATTTTATCAGGGATACAAGCTTTTTTCTCATAGGTCTGTCTCATAATAGTCTTGTTGCATACTACCAAACAAACTTTGCCCTAATGCAGCATCACAAATATAGTTTGACAGAGATAGACCAAATGATACCATGGGAAAGAGAAGTTTATTTGGGAATGCTGACTAATTGGTTAAAAGAACAAAAACAAGAAGCGGAACGGAATAAGTAAAATGGCATCATCGCTCAATGATCTAGCAAAAGAAGTCCGAGGCTCACGTGTAGCCACGGAACGTGTAGCTGACAGTTTTGAAAAATGGTTTAAGACTCAAGAACGTAGTAGGCTTGATCAGTTAGAAAAAGATAGAGAAGCCAAGAAAACAGCATATCAGGCTAAAGCAGAGTCAACACCAGCTGCAGAACCACAAGAGAAAAAACAAAATAGTTTACTTAAAGGTCTTGCAAGCCCATTAGCTGGTTTTGGTGTAGGTGCTGCAGCCAAAGGTCTTGGAGTTATGGGTGCTGGCATTGGTGCATTCTTCTTAGGTATGGCTGGAGCTGAGGCTATCATGGGCAAGTTTGCTGCAGATAGTGGCGGCGAGAATATAAAAAACTTGATGATTAATACAGCCGAGGGTCTTAAAGCCTTTGCTGCACCAGAGATGTTAAAGTTTGGTGCTTTGTTAGCTGGTGGTGCATTATTCGGTGCTGTTGCTGGACCTAGAAGGACTGGATATGCAGCTATTGGTATGGGTGCTATGGGTTTTGGTCTAGGTGCTTTTCTTACAGGCTTTAGTGTAGCAGACTTTGCAATAGAAAAGACTGGATCTAATGGTGCTAACTTACCAATTATTGCTAAAAATATCTATGATACAATCTCTATCTTTACAAAGGATAATGTTGGGCTTGCTCTTGGAGGTTTAGTTGGAGCCGGTGGTCTTCTAGGCGCTGCAGTAGGTGGTGGTAGACGTGGTGCTTTAGGTCTAGTAAGAGGCGCCAGTGGAATGATTGGCTCTAATATGGTTACCTTTGGTATTGGTGCAGCACTTGGTTCTTTCTTCGCTGGCTTTGCTGCAGTTGATTCAGGAACAGAAAAGATAGGCGACGGCAGCACAATTAAGAAAGTGGCAGAGAATTTAAAAGGAACCCTTGAAGTATTTAAAGATATGACATGGATCACACCTCTCATAGCCGCTGGTGGGATCTTAGGTGCTGTTGCTGGTGGAACTGGTGGTGGATTATTGGCTGCTGGTGGAGCTGTCGTAGGTGCTAATATGGTAACCTTTGGTATTGGTGCTGCAATTGGTGCATTCTTTGCTGGCTTTGCGGCTGTAGATGGCGTTACCGCATATCTAACTGGAGATTCCAATGGTGAGGGTTTAAGAGCCACTGCTAAAAGTATGGCTGCATCACTAACAGAGTTAGGTGAGATTAATGCCGAAAAGGTTACTGCTGCTGCTGGTGCTATTAGTGCCATGGGCGGTGCTATGTTTAAGTTTTTTGGAGCCCAAGGTCTAGGTACTGTTACCAGTCTAGGTGACGCAGGTCTTACTGCACTTAAAAATGTATGGAATTGGATTACAGGTAAAGAAGAAACCACAGAAGCCACAGGACCAATAGCAAACATTTTAAAAGCAATGGCTCCTCTTGAATCATTAAACGAGAACACTATTACAAATGCCAATACATTAAGTGAAGCCCTTGATAAATTATTTACATCATTTAGCAATATTGCGTCAATTGGATCTGTAGGCAATTTTGGAAAAAATATGGCTTCAATGGTTAATGATTTAGGTTTTGTGCTTAATGTTTTACCTGCTCTTATTAATGGTGGTAAAGTTATGGATGGTACACAAAACTGGTTATCAGGTATCCTTGGTACTGATAGAGGTGTTGTTGCTGACTTTGGTGGAGGTCTTAAAAATCTTAAAGCTGAAGATTTAAAAACACTTAAGGAAGGTGTCGATGGTTTATATAAGGCATTAGGTGTACAAGTACCACCAGTACCAACAGCTGAGCCTATATCAGATGTAGAAAAACAATTAGAACCAGCTATGAAAACATTAGACGCAGTAGTAAGCGAAATAAGAGAAAAACGAGCTCAAGCAGGCGCTAATATTGTTGATGCATCTTCAGTAGTTACAAACATAGAAGGCGCTAAACAGATAAACATTCAGAATGAAAAAGGTTCTTCTGTAGCCACTGCAGATGAAGCAATTGGTTGGTCAAATGAATACCAACGATTCATGTAAAAAAGGGAGCCGAAGCTCCCTTTCTCATAATAACAATGGTCTTAGTTATTAACCTTCAGCTGCAAGTTTAGCAAAGTAGGACATAGTGTCATCATTGTCTTCCGACATCTCTGCAGCTGTAGTAGGAGCAATAGTTTCTGAAGGAGAAGTTGCTTCCATACTAGCCATGACTGGTGCTGGTTCTGCGGTATCCAAGGAGACTGCCGCTGCTGTAGTCATGGTTTGATTACCAAGAACACGATCAAGTTTGGTTTTTAGCTCATCGTATGTCTTATAGTTCTTAGCATCAGTAAACTCAGTTAGATCATGCATAGAGTTGTAGTAACCCTCCAGCTCGTCATCATCTTGAGATAGAGCAGTACCTGAGGCAAACTCTGACTTATCATAATTACGATAGCCTTCTACTTGACGGATCTTGAGTTTAAAGTTTGCACCAGCCCAGAAATCAAATGGGTTGATAGGATCTTCATCCTGAAATTGTGGTTGCATTACATCCATGATCTTATCAAAGATTTTCTTACCGAACTGATAAAGCATTACTTTACCCTCGTTCTGAGGGTTAGCTGGATCAGATACAACAAGTGCATTAACCACATAGTGTAAACGCCGTTTCTGTCTACGAACAGTATCTTTGTTCGCTTCGATACCAGTGTTCCACAGCTCTGAGTTATGCTCAGAGACAGGGTCTTGTTGGCCAATTGAAGTCAAAGACTTCTCAATGTACCATTGACCTGTAGGGCCCTTGAACCCATGATCCCAATAACGGACCCATGGTAGTTCGGCTCCCTCTGCTGCCGGTAAAAAACGGAGAATAGCAAAACCATTTCCTGCTTTATCCACAGTGGGCTTCCACAGACGATCATCTCCATATGATTTCTTTTCATTACCACCACCAGCACTTTCTGCTGCTTGGATAAGTTTGGAGATGTTTGATTTATTACGTTTTAGATTTGCAAAAGACATTTATATTTCCTTTATATTTGCTGAAGTGTACTGTAATATCATAACATAAATTAGGCAGAATGTAAACCCTTAATCTTCAAAGATTAACATATTCTGCCGAGGTAAGAAGTTCAAATTCATAGCTTCTGCCTCTACTTTCTCAACGATAACACCGTTGAGAAATTTCTTAACATCCTCTGGTTCAATATTGTTCTTATCACAGATAAGAAGTATTGCTTCCATATAGGATATTTTTTTCTTGAATACGGCTTTCTCAACAAGAGTTGAGAAGCCAGATTTATTTAGGAAGTTTGGTTTATCAGGCACTGGCATAGACAGTGTTTTCTCCGAGATAGATTGTTCCAATATCATTATAAAATACTCCATGAGTTCGCTTGATCATACCATCTTTATCAAAGGATGGCTTAATGCAACGATATTTAATTTTATGTTCTCCATGCTCACCATAGAACATATCAACAAATACTCCGTCACGTAAAAACTTTTCCAAGTTACTGACGTACTTCTGACGATTGGCCAATTTACTCTCAGCACCTTTTACATTCTTACGAACTTCTTGTCGTGCTGATGCAACCAACTCTTTTTGAGTTTTAATCCATTTCTGGACCTTACGGAAGTAAAAGATGTCATCTTCACTACGATTTAATACACTCTCATGAATGTTCTTAAAGGTAGGCGGATTAGCTGCCATACGTTTCTCACGTGCTTCTGCTAATCTTGCAATAGCTGCTGCTTTATTCTCGGCAGACATTGGTTTACGAGCTTTCTTAAACTTCTTACGCTTTACTTCTTTAACCATAACAAATCTCCTTCATTTGATATAAGTATTATAACACATCCAATTACAGATGTAAAGCATTATTTTCGTTATTTTTTATTTTTTTTCGTCGAGAAGGATAATTTCAATCTCTTCACCGTCATCAATGTAACGATGTTTTATATATCCTTGCTCGCAGAGATATGTGATTGTGTCGCCGACTATAACATCTCGTTCGCCAACTCCCCATAGCTTTCCAATCATATAACCAATGAAAGCAGAGCCACCAAAGAATAACCAGTTTATAACTACGGGATCAATCCACATATAATTCTCCTTTAGTGTTATTTATACACAGTCAAATGAGACTACATTCTCAACACGGAAAGAGCGCCAGCCCTCAGCATTAATATCATAGACAGGAAGAACCTCTTCATTAATATTACGAACCTTTTTCTGTGTGATAGGTTCATCTTTAGTTGCAGCAGGAATAATATCCTCTCGGAGAGTACACTGCATATCACGTTCGTCACCATTTACCTTTTTAAAGACAACACGGCAAGTGCTTGTGCTTAACTGTTCAATCATTTCACTTCTAGTAATCATACGTTTTTCCTTTCTATAACATATGCGCCTTCCGGCAGAGTCCATGCTTGCATTAACTTATAGTACATACCTGCATTCATGGCAATTAAATCAAATCTGTGTCGGTAATCATTCCACTGACGAATATATACTCTATCATCCCACATCAGAATACCAACATCTTCAAGTTCGCCTTCCTCATCTAGGATAGTAATGATAGTTTCGTCTTCCTCATGTTCTATCGTAAACATTAACGGCGCATATTTGCTATAGCAACAGCATCCTCTTTACGAGTAATAGGAACACCATTAGACTTATGCATCTGACCAATACCGATAATATAATCACCAGTATATTGTGTGGCATCTTTCTTAGTACCATTACCAGCAACCTTATCAGAAGTCATTCTAGGACCAGTGTTATAATTTGGAATAGAATTACCAGCATCAGCCTTAACTTTACCAACACCCATCTTTTTTAGAAAGGCTTCATGGTCAGCTGCACGTTGTTTCCAACCTGGTGCTTTTTTCTTCTTAGATTTACCATGGACCTGAACGCCCTGTATCATGTGCATACTCATATAAATCTCCAAACTATTTAAAGTAGCGCCTGAGAAACAACTACAAGGAAGTGTACTTTTAGGCAATAACCCTTTGATAGAAAGAATGCCCTCCGTACCAGACGCTAGTTAAAATAGTTTTCGTGGGAGAGGCTTACTGCAGAACCTCTCCCCTTATCTGCATTATCGTTAGCAGCCAACGTCTGGGTTTCTATTCGGTACCAGCTGTCTATACCCACCTATCAGAACTTGTACATGCTTGATAGGTTTTTCGATAACAATTAACTAAACTAAATTAATCCCAATCGTTATCGAATTTCGTTGTGTGATACAATGTCTCGCCATAATACTCAGCAGCATACTTAGAAGCATCAGTCCACTGATAAATGTTGTGGGTTTCTTTAGGAGCTTCCACAGACTTACGCTTAGGCTTGATATTAGTATGCTTTACATTTTGCATAGTGCGAGCAGAGTTGGCTTTGATCTTAGCCATTTTGTTACGGCGATCGCCAATCTTTTTAATTAGGGCCAAACGGTCTGCTTTTTGAGTTGCTGTCATAGTCATATGTAATCTCCAATGTTGTTTCTTTAAGTAGTATAGCATATAAGAAAGGCGATGTAAAGTATTATTATCGCCTTTTTAAAAGTTTTTTATACTTGAGGTCTAAAATTGTTAGACATAGTTTCTTCTTGCAACTCTGCACGAATTTCAAGAGCAATTTTATCGAAGTCTTTATAGAAGCCTTCTGTGCTTGCATAAAACTTAAAGCACTCGTGGTAAGCATCAGCATCTACAAAATTCCAGATGATCTTACCATCGATATCTAAATTTTCTGGGTTAACGATTGCGTTACGGATTGAGTTATTTAATGCTGTGATAATCTTTGACATAATGTAGTTCCTTAATTATTGTTTCTATAACTCTTATAACACATCTAATACCAGATGTAAACAACTAATTTAACTTTTTTTAAATTAATTTCAAAAACAGCAAAAGTGTTACAATAATGTTACACATAGGATAGAAGCACATCCTCTAACCATTCGACATCATCTTTATTACACTGGAACAAGATACCGATACCACCGGCATTTATCCACTCATTGATATTACTAGGCTTATCATCAATTAAGACATTAGGCTTACCAGTAATACGATCAATAGCCCAGAGATGTTTCTCATGGGTAAAGATAAGTTTTTCAAGATCATGTGGCATACAGCCAGTATCTTCTAACCATTTACGCTTCCAATAAGCAGAGTTATATTCATCGCCTCTGAGAGGTGAAGAACAGATACCCCAATCTCCATCTGAGAGACTTTCGACAAGAGCAACTATTTGACCAGTTTCTGGAAATGGTTCTATCTGATAAAAGAAATCAGTACAAGCAATATCTGCCAATGTCTTGGTGATATTCTTAATTGATTTCCAATGATCAACATTATAGTTGTCTTCAAGTTTACCAAAAAAGTCTGCAATGACTCCATCCATATCTAAATATACTGTCATATTATATCTCCTTCATAGTTATTTGAGAAAACTGATTAGTATCACGTAAACGAGCAAAGTATTCTTTAGCATGTCTGTGACTCAGACCAGAAGCGAATTCAACCATTGTGGCTTTACCATCAATATGGTGGTAAGCCTTGACAATCCAATTGTCTGTTGACATTGATTTTTTAAGTGTTTTAAAATCTAACATATTATA